GCCTGCGCAACTCTTACGTAAAGCTATTACGCTAAGCCCCTTGTACATGGCTAAACAGTTGTTCCGTGACTCGTTAGCGGCTCCTATCCTGTCAGGCGCTGACTTTGTCCCAGTGCTTGGGGTTCTACGTGAGGTAAGAGGCGCGGCTAAAGAGAAGTTAGAGAAGCGCGGTATCGTGGGCGGCCAGTACTTCCGAGGCACAAGCGAAGACTTGTCCATGATTTTGCGCGAGATCTCGGACGGTCAACCCGGATGGATGAAAGCTTTGGGAAGGTTTGAGGCTATGGGTATGGAGGCTGACGCGCTTACACGTCGTGCCCAGTACAACAGCTACATTGAGCAAGGTTTGTCAGAGATGGAGGCTACGCTCATGGCACTGGAGTCCATGAACTTTAACAAGCGCGGCGCGTCTCCAAGTGTGCACGTAGCTAACGCACTGATTCCTTTCTTCAACGCACAGATCCAAGGTCTGAATGTGATGTACAAGGCGATGTCTGGCAAGATGCCTTTCAACGACCAACTGCGCATCCGTGAGAAGATGTTGCAGCGTGGCGGTATGATGGCGGCGGCTACGTTTGCCTACGCCGTGATGATGGAGGACGACGAAGCCTACAAGAACGCTACCCCAGACCAGAAGTACGGCAACTGGTTTATACGTCTGCCCGGTTTGGACGAGCCCGTCAAAGTACCTGTGCCGTTTGAAATTGGCTACGTCTTCAAGGCTATCCCTGAGGCGTTGTACAACAGCATGACTACTGAGCATGGCGGAGAAGAAGCAGTCAAGGCGTTCAAGCAGATCTTGTTGCAGACAATTCCCGGCGGCTCGTCGTATGGCATACCGCAAGCGGCCAAGCCTTTGATCGAGGTAGGTCTGGGCAAGTCGTTCTACACAGGCCGCGACATTTTGTCCGCACGCGAGAAGGAGTTATTGCCTGAACAGCAGTACCGCGTCAACACCAGTGAAGCCGCCAAGCTTGTTGGTAGTACCTTGGGGATATCTCCAATCAAAATTGAGGCGCTTGTCAGTGGCTATACAGGAACGATGGGTCTGGCTTTCTTGCAAGCAATCAGCCTCGGCGTACCGGCTAAAGAGACGCCAGAGCGGGCGGTTAGGCGCTTGTCTGAGTACCCGATACTTGGTGGTGCGTTTCAACCCAACGACGCAGGCGGCATCATTAACTCTGTGTATGAGCGCATGAACGAGATTTCTCAGGTCAAGAACACTGTTAATGAGTTGTTAAAAGACGGTAAGGTGCAGGAAGCCGAGGCCTTGATTACCAAGCGCGGCACCGACTACATGCAGTCTGAACTGGCTAACACGTTTAAGACAAACATGAACATGCTGACACAGGCAGAGCGAGCAATTGCCGCATCTAAGATGACGCCTGAAGAAAAGCGTGAACAGCTTGACAAAATCAGGAAGATGAAGATTGCGCTTGCAAATACGACGCGGGAAATTTCCGATAAAACCATACGCCTAGTTGGTGGTTCTTGATACCCACGACAGCACGCGCTTGAATGCGGTGAGGGAGAGCGGCACGTAAGCCCAACTCCCTCACCCTTTCCACGTCTAGCCCCGGTACGAAGAAGCCCTCACCCGGCTTTAGCTTCGCCCAAGGATACAGTATTACCATCAAAGACTTCTTCCCTAAAAGTTATGTGCATGGTGTTCACACGCATGGCAGGGCCGTTGGTACGGGACAGCATATCTTTCTTGACGTACTTGCAGGTAAACAACTCCTCCATCTGCGCCTTGAACTCGTCGTAGCCAAAGCTCATGCTCACGCAATGCTTCTTGAGTAACTGCTCTTCAATGTAGAACTCTCTGTAACCCGGTGTCAAAAGCCCATGCTCCACCCTGCCGAGCACCTTGCTCTTGGTGGTCGAGCGGTCAACGATGTCGCCGTTGTCGCCCCACGCTGCTAGGATTCTGCCCTCGACTTTCTTCAAAACAATAAAGCTTCCGTAGTTGTCACCGATGTAGGCGTTGAGCACATCTTCAGCAGAGCGCACACTGTTCTTTATAATGCCACGGCCTTTCTCCACAAGTCCTTTCAGAGCGTTGATGACCTTGTTGATCTCCACGTCGAGGATGCCAGAGTACTCCTTACGCAAAAGAATAGCCGCCGCCACAGTTGTAGTACAGCCTGCGTGCCAGTAGCGCTCATCGTCGTTGAAGTTAAAGACCTTTTTAAGATGGATGTGTACCTTGCGCACAATCTCCTCGGCAGTCTTCTGATTGACAGCTAGCCACCGAACCCAAGCCTCACCCGCTACGCCGTAGTTGCGTTTGATCTCAAGCAGAGTCTTGCGCTCTTCTGAGTTCCAGATAAGTTTCTTGTGCGGACACCACTCAAGCATCCGCAACAACTCGCCGTTTGAACTGTGTTTGCGTGCCCCCGCCATGTAGTCGGTCAGCTTCTCGTTACCAGTCATCGTGCAGGTAGCAGTCCACGTACTGTTGTTAATACGCTCCTTGTTGGAGCCCGACTCCATACGCTCCTTGCCCTGACCCTCGGCATAATCAAAGATAAAGGCAGGTGCCCACTCCATGTCCTTGCGTTGGGTGTTGGTGATCTCGTCAATCAGAAGCGGCATGCTGTTAAGCAAACCCGCCCGTTGTTGCATTGCAACAGGAGAAGTACTCTTGCCTGTGCGATAGCGCAGGGGGTGACCCCACACACCAGCCTTGGCACTTAGAACTAAAGACTTACCTGTGCCCGACCACTGCGAGCCAATATGCCAGACAAAGCCCTCGTACTCTGTGAAGCGCATAAGCGGTGATCCAAAGGAATCCAGAGACACAGCCAAGGCTGTCTCCATACCCTCTTTCTCAACAAAGATCGTCTTCCACAGGTGTCGCCACGTATCAAGGTCGCCCTTGCCGTTTGTGTTGCGGTTGATGTTTTCAAGCCCGGGCATGGGTATCCGAGTCTCGCGCCCATCTTTACTGAACACGCGGTTGTTGTAAACAAACGACTGATCTGCCTGCCATCCACATTGGAACGGCACCTCGATTGGCCTGCGGTTCTGAGAAGCCTCGCCCACACATGAACGCACATACTCAAACAGCGTCTTGTCGTGACCCGCAAAGGTACTGACAATGTTCTGACTGGCTAGCCACTTGAGCGTCTCGTCCTTGCTGACAATAGATTTCTGTGGGAAGTTAAGCGTCTGCACGCCTTCGGGTCGCACAGCGGCCATGTGAACCAAGTGGTCGTTCTCCATCTTCAAAAGGTCAACCACAAACAAGTCGTAGGGAACCAGTTGAATATTCTTCTTGGACTTCTTGCCCTCTTCGTCTTCCTCAGTACGCGTGCAGTACACACCGCCATGCTCGCCATAGCTATAGCCACGAGGAGGCACAGGACGTACCACGCTAGGTGCTAAGGGTAAACCCGTATCTTCTGGCTCGTAAGATTCCTCAGAGTCAAGCTCGGCTTCGTCAAAGTCTTCTTCAGCAGGCGCAGACAACATGATCTCTTTGGCGGTGTTGTCCACCTTGATCTCGCGCCCCAGTATCAGTGGGTTGGTGATCTTGCCCCAGTGCTTGCACTTAGTACAAATTCCGGGGTTCTCGCTGTCCATCTTCATGCACGCGTATGGGCCTTTGATCTCAGAAAGCTTCTGGTGCATCCGATCGTGCGGGTATGGGTGCATGTCCGACAACCAGATAGCCTTCTCTGCGCCATCCTCACAGACCTTTGCCCAAGACAGAAGTCCACGCCAAATGGGTTCCTTGCCGTCCTCCGTAGCTGTGGCGATGTAGTCCTTAACCTGACCGCACTGGTTCTCAAAATTCCCAAACAGCGTGAAGCTATCTTGAATCAACTTAACCTGACCGCGTGTCTGCGCCGTGGGGCGTTGGCCGGGGAGGTCAAACTTGAGCGTGGGAGCGTGAACAACCGGCACCTCCTCCAACTTCTCATAAACAAGTGGCGAAAAAGTCGAGAAGTCAAAGATGTCGCCTTCTTGGACTACGCGCACAGGGCGTGGCGTTGCGTACTTCTTCTTGTTGTTGGCAGTTCCGGGCACACGCAAGATACGCGCAGTGTCCGCAGTCACCGTCATGTCGATGTTGAAGCCTTCCTGTTTGCACAGACGCTTCAAGTTCTCGGCAACAGGTTTCCATATAGTCGCAGGAATCTCGTCCTTCAACGGCCAGTAGCAATGCAAGCCTCCGCCTGAGTCAACCACCCATGGCGTACCTAGCGCATCAAGTCCAGACCTTGTCAGGAACTCAATCAACGCATCAGCCGCCGCCTTCTTGGTAGCGTACCCATCCAAGTCAACAAAGAACGACTTGAGGTACTGAGCTTCTTCAGCGCCGCGCTTCTTGTCAAAGGTAGCTACGCCATAGAAGACGTCGTAGTTGTTGGCGTGCCACTGCTCGATCGTCGGGATGAGTTCCTCAATCTTTGCCGCATATACATGCTCTTTCTTTTTTGTGAGTTCTACCGCGCAATACAGGCCAAAACCCTCGGACGGCAAAACCACCGCTAAAAACTCAGCGGATGTCATGTGTATCCTTTGGTTATTGTTTTAGCGGAAATTCGTTTGCGTGCTCTGTGCCGTCAGCAAAACCGTCAGCAAAGCCTTCGTCGTATTTGTTTTCAGCTTTGTCGATTGCCGCCGCTAGGCGTGAACAGAGTTCTTCCACCCATTCTTTTGGAAGCATCTCATTACCCATCAGGTATACCTGACGCAGTATCTCTTCATCGCTTAAGTTTTTAGGTTGAATGCTTTGCATGTTCGTCTCCAAGCTTCGTCGCCCGTACTGGACGCTTGTAAAATTTTAAGGATAGCTTCAACCGATGGTCGGTAAGCCACGAATACTTCACCGCCATTGAACCAGTTGTAAACAGATTGCCGAGAGGCTCCTGTTACTTTGGCTATCTTGATGGCAGAGAAGTCATGATGCACAGCCCACCGCCCGAGTTGGTTACCCAACGTCTTAGGCGCTTTCTTGACTGCGCTAATTACTTGTGGTGAATAGGACATGGTGTAGGCGGGGGCCGAAGCCCCCTTAGTCCTTTATTCTGCTTCGTCCCAGTCGTCCACCATGGCAGACAAGTCAGCCTTTGCCTTGGGCACAGCGTTGGGCTTCTTCTCTTCCTTGCGGACTACAGGTTCCTCTTCTTCCTCGGCAGGCAGAGGGGCAGGCTTGGCTTTCTTAATTTTGGCCTTCTCAGCCGCTATTGCTTCGGCTTCGTCTTTGTCAAACATCTCGCCTAAAGGCGCGGCAGTTGGGCGCTTGCCTTCAAGCTTCAAGGGTGCAGGGGCGGCAACGCTGTCCATCTTAGAGAAAGACATTGTGATCGCTTTAAGAGCGGTGTCTGTCTTGCCTTGTTCCTGAATGGTTGGGAACTCGTCGTCAGTTAACCAACGCATAGCCTTGAAAAACAGCTTGGGCGCTTCGGACTTAGTGTCAAACTTCATGCGCGTGATGACCTCAGATGGGTCAATGTTCTGTGCGCCCAAATGACGAGCGTACGCTTGCAAGGCGCGGTTGTCGCCTTCTTCTTTACCGAACACAGACTTGGCAGGCACAGTCAATTTCAACACCGCACCTTCCATATCGTTAGCCAACACTACAGCAATGTGTTGTTGGAAGCGGCAAGCGCGGCTATTGTTCTGACCAGAACCGGCAATGTTCTGTTGGCATCCATCGCACTTGTTGTGCTGTGGGTTGCTTGCCTCAGAGCTTGGTGTCTTGCCGTCTTGTGACCAGCAGTCAGGCGCAGAGACTTCGCCATCGTATGCCTTGGCATAGAACACGCGTGAAACATCAGGCGCGGCATTGACAATGACTACGTCGAGGTAGCGCTCTTCAATAGCGGCAATCTCTTTGCCGCCTTCGTTCAAACGAAACACACCGCCTTTGATGGAGATGCTCTTGGTGCGGTTGCCAACTGCACCCCCGGCTAGGGCTCTGGCCATGGGTGACAACGATGTGCGGTTCTTTGCGAACGCGGGGGCTTGGGATGGGTTGAATAGAGCTACATTGCTCATAATGATTCTCCTGATTACTTAGTTGGTTTACGAACTGAAATGGCGTACTCTGTCATAGAGTTAAGCCCTGCGGGAACTAGACTGGGATTCTCGGACAAGAACGTAGCCATGTTGGTCTGCGCAATACGCTTCTCCAACAAGTCCAACGCATCGTGTTCCTTGATGAACTCTTTAAAGGAGTCCCAGTCTTGTGTGTTGTAGCGTGTCTTGGTAGACAGCACTACGGTGCCTTGGTCTGTGCGTACACTTGATACGCCAAGCTTGAGCATTTGGTCTTTGAGCGCGATCTTCACAACGTCTTGCTGACGCTTGATGTCCTCGATCTCAGACTCGTACTGAGCGGTTAACTCTTGTACGCGTGACTGCATCCTGCGGTACACCTTCGCCAACTTGTCCATGGGGATAGTGACGTCTGTCGGTGCTTCCTGAGGAGCAGGTTCCTCATCATCTATGTTTAACATTTACTTCTCCTTGAATTATTTTATTGTCAATGGTTTGACAGCATAGCACGACTGAATTGATTTGCAACTCCTTTCTTTAAATATTTTTTACTTCGCTGTCGAACATGCCGACAAGCATTGCGTGATCGGAAACTTTTGTATTCATTGCCTTAAATAATTTCTTTTCAATGGGGCTTGACTCAATGTGTACCACAGTAACTTTGTCCGAGTCTTGACCTTTGCGGTCGGCTCGTGCTATGCACTGCGTATACATCTCCACTGACATGAGTGGGCCAAAGAACACAACTGTGTCAGCGGCAGTTAGGGTAATCCCGTGTGCTGTCGCTTGTGGTTGCAACACCAGTACGCGGATGTTGTCGGTAGTTTGAAAGTCGTTGATGATCTGACCACGCTTGGTTGCTGACACGTCGCCATGAATTTGGTCAACGGCATAGCCATGCTTGGTAAGATGCTTGACGATGGTGTCAATGCTTGAGCGGAACAGAGCGAAGATGATTACCTTGCGGCTTGTCTCTTCCAATACCTCCTCCAGTACACCAAGGCGAGGCGCGGCATCAAACTCTACAACTTCTTTCTCGTCTGTGTACGCGGCACCACAACTAATTTGCAGTAGCTTGTTTACAGCAACGCCTGCGTTGACTGCGCTGATTGTTTCACCGGCAGCTTGGAAAAGCATCTGCTCTTTGAGTAGCTTGTAGTACTTAGCCTGCTGTGGTGTCATCGGCACTTCGCGTGTGACTGTGATGACTGGCGGTAAGTCAAGGCACTGGTCTTTAGTGAAACGTATTGCGGGTTGAAGCGCTTCGTACACAAGTTCTTTGGCGTTAGCCTTCGGAGCCCACTTGAACATGCTGATCTTATTCATGACCTTGTCGCGCCATGATGTCTGGAACTTGGGCACACCGCTTGGGTTAACAAACTTAGCCAGACCATAAGCATCCACAGGCGACTGCGATGCGGGCGTACCAGTCATCATCCACAAGTACGTCTCTGGCTTAATGATTGACGCAAGTGTTTTCCATCTGCGTGTTGACGGGTTCTTGTATGCGTTGGCTTCATCGACAATCACCAAGTCAAACCTACCATCAGCGTTGATCTCAGATGCAATCAAGTTGAGGCCATCGTAGTTGGCAATCACAATCTCGTAGTCTTGCTGAATCATTTCAATACGTCGACTAGCTTGAGCATGGTGCGCGACGATGGCAGAGCGGTGAATAACACTGCGATTGATGTCACCCATCCACGCACTGTGCATGATGGACAAGGGACAGAGAATTAACACACGACGAACTTCACCACGCTTCATCAAGAAGTCAGCCGCCCATAGCGCAGACAAAGTCTTGCCAGTTCCGGGGTCGTTAAAACAGAATGATCTGCGATGTAGTGTGAGGAAAGCCGCTGTCTCTATTTGGTGAGCCATTGGTATAAACTTTCCCGGCCAGTCATAGCGCCTAGTGATAGGCGATGGCACATCCTTCACACCGAGGTTGCGTAGCACCCTTGCTTCATCTAAGCCCCAGTAGACAGCTACTTCATAGATACCATCTGACTCAGACAGCACCTTATGCTTTGGAATGATCGCGTACTTGTTTGGGTTGCGCGTGCGCAGTACGAGCGCTTTGTCATCAACTATCTGCATTTGCTTCTTCCAATACGTAATAGAACTCTCTTACGTCTTTGCGAAATTTAGTAGACTTTGCTTCTTGTCTACGACACACTTCTAAACCAATCATGCCTAGCTCAGTTTTTTGTCTTATTAAAGACGCAAGCTCGTCGCACAAAACTTTATTGTCGCCAAATCCTACTTGCCACAAGTTGCGTAGTGTCTGCGTGTCCACATTTTCAAACCCTGTTGTTTCCGTTACCATTACGCGTCCTCCTTCAGCCTAGCCCACGGCGTATTACCTGTGTGATGGTTAAGCTCTTCCATCTTTTTATTTGTGTGCAGTCGTGCTGACGCATCAGACCAAAAGTCGTCTTCTATCTCCGACACATCTACCCACGTATCGCCATAACGTGCACGCCACAAGTTGACTAACTCTGATAAAGGTATCGAGTACACAGGGTCATTGTTAGGATTGAACGTAGTCATAGATCTGTTCAGCGCATCTAACGCATCTTCTATCATCTTAGTTTTTACCATTCCCATTTTCTTCTCCTTGATTTATTTTGGATTACGACACACATACTTAGAGCGATCGGTTAGGAAGTGAACCTCGAGTTCACCTTCTCTTCTCATTCTGTCGTACGCATCTTTGTAGAATGGGTCTTCTATTACTTCCACCAGATCAACCCAGTCATGTCCCCAACGCGCTACCCAGAGATCGATAAGTCTTGCAGTAGGTATGTCACTTAATAGAGTGGTCTGACTTTCGCGCATACGAACGGTTTGCGCTCGCGTCTTTGACTCGGAGATTCGAACGTACGGTTTTTCCCCCTTTGGATAGGGCTCTTTTGTGGTCGACATCTTTTCCATCTCCTTTATGTACAAGTCCTTCCTTCTCCATGATTGCTCGTGCTTTGTTTCGTGCGGCACGTTTCTTCTTGACCATCGGTGTGCCGTCATACTGTTCGTACTCTTTTGCGTACGGGCGGGGTTTGTTAACGTAAGGCATAGGTTTCCTTTCAGTGTTTCTTGTTGAACTCGCAAGTCTTTACTGGACACCAACCGCACAGTGGCGTTTGGTTTGGGTTCCACACGTCGTTGGCAAAGCTAGCTTCAAGCCGCGCTGTACGCTCACGATAGTCCCACCAGTGTTTATCGGCGTCATCTCGTGCCATCGACATCTTGACCATATCATTTTTCACAATGAACAGCAATGCTGAGTTGACCTTGCGTATGTGTGGGAAGTGGGCAAACACCATAAGCGACATGAGAACTAACTGATCTCTATCGGGATACTTGTTGTTGCCAGTCTTCCAGTCACCCACCCATGCCGTGAGGTTGTCGTCATCAACGACTAGGATGTCAGCAATGCCGCGCACCCACACGTCTTTGTCTTTCCAACCTGTCGGCTTGAGGTCGACAGTCAGCGCCATCTCATACTCAGCGAGCTTGCGCCCATTCTTCTTCAGCATGGCGTCCACCACAGGTTGAAACTGTGAGTACTCAGCGGGTATTGGTTTGCCCTCTGCGATGTAGTCCTCAATAGCCTTGTGTACCTGATTGCCGTAACGTGTTGCCTCAGTCTCAGTAAACGGGTAGTTCTTCAAGACCTTGACCTCTTGGTATCGGCGTTGGCATCCCTCAAAATCTTTGAGGGCTGAGTGTGACCATGCGGGTTGTTTCATAGTTGGGCTGAGTTGATTGCAGAAGAAAGGCGCTTGGCAAAAGCATTAACAAACTTCTCGTCACTACATAGCTCGTGCTTCATGTCGTGTAGTACAGCGTGAGTCATCTCATGCCAGAACGAGTCGGCCAGTTCTGCTTTGTCTAACTTGTTGCCGTAAGCATCTCTCTTGGCAAGCCAGATGATGCCGTGTGTGTAGTCGATTGTGCCCAACGTATCTTGTCGCTTGGCTTTATTGACCATGATTGTGGCGTACTCAGTGTTGCCAACTTGTATGCGTTTTGGTATCTGCATTGCTTCTCCTAGCTTTTTGCTAATCCATATCTCCGGTGAGCGCCACCGTCAGCGGACAATGGTATGCCTTGCATATAGCTTGGCTCCATAGTCATTTGCGCCAAGACCCAAGTCTTAGCGTCAACCACTTCATCGTCAGGTACAACAGCAATCAACTCATCATGCACTGTGCCTGCGATCGGGTATTTCTTTGCTACCCTCAACATACCATCCGTCATAACAATACGCGCCAATGCCTGCGTAATGTTGTTCGTTATCTTCCCTGCATACAACTTGGTAGCGTGTGGCCCATATACTGCTTGGCTCCTACCTTTGTCGTCCTTCACATAGCGAAGATCAGGGTACAACAACTTCATTCCGTTTGGTAATTCTATCTCACCTTTGCGGAACGTAATACATTTATACACCAGTTCTTCACCCTTTACAAGCGCCCTGTGTAAAGCTGTTTCACAGAGACTCCAGAACGCTACAACAGGGTACGCAGTGCTCCTATACGTATCTATGATAGCTTTGGACGCAAGCACATGGTTTAGAAGATCTTCAGTTGAGCAGGTGTGCGGTATCTCCAACAGCTTGGTATCAATGTCGTTGAGCTTCACAAACGCTTGCGCATACTCAGAGTCAACGCCTAACCTCTTAGCAAAATCCTTCGAGTACCTGACCGGTGGTGCACCGAGGAAACCGACGAGTAGTTGAGAGGCAAACGAAGCCCAACCGAGGCCGTAACCGCACCCAAGTAGCGCAGACTTTGCAGATTGGCGTAGGTCTGGATGAGACTCTTTGGTGAGGTTCGGGATGTTGAACATCTGAGCCCCGAAAGCCGCGTAAGGGTCACCACCTCCCTTGAAGATGTCGAGCATATCTTGGTAATCCGAAAGCCACGCGAGAACTCGCGGCTCAATCTGAGATAAGTCCCCAACGACCAGTTGGTAGCCCTCGGGAGCCATAATCGCTTTGCGTAGGAATGAACCTCGCTTGAGGTTTTGCATGTTGATTGCCGAGCCTTTGGCCGCCGTCCACCGCCCTGTCTGTGCGCCGTAGTACGAGAGCGGAACTGGGAGCGTGCCACGTTTGCCGATGTCAAGGAATCTTTGGGCACGCGTTCGCTCAGTGGTTGATTTAACTTTAAGACGCGCTTGACAAAGTAGGGCAACGTCTTCACGTTCACTGTTAAGTAGCGTTTGAAATAAGGCATCATTTTTAGCGAGAGCGAGCGTTGTTTTCCCCGTTGTCTTACTTGTCTTGGTTGGCGGAACCACACCGAGTTTTGTAAGTAGCTCAGCAAACTTTGGGTTCGATGCCAACTCAGCATCTTCCACGCCGAGCCTCTGAAGTAGTTGTTCACGAGCGGTTCCTTCCTCGGCTAGTGCCTTGATTAACATTTGTTGGTCTAATTGCAACAGCGGACGCGTATACATCTTGAGCGTCATGTCGATGAGTCTTAACTCCTTGGGTGGATAGGCATCCACCAGCCGTTTAAATATTTCCTCGCACAGAAACACATCATGTTTGCAGTACTCAGCGAGGTCTCGCTCGAGCGCGGCGTCCAACTCGTGAACTCCATTAGTTGAGTGTACAGCTGTCCCTTTCTCGGGGAGCCCGAAATCTCGGGCAAGTTTGGCGAGTGAGTTTCCAACTTCCACGCCACGCAAAGCTCGCGCCATAGATAACGTGTCGAAGATGAAACATGGTCGGGCGTTGTACTTCCACTCCATAATTGATACATCGAACTGTGCGTTGTGGGCAAGCACTGCGGTTCGTCCCCAGTCGACCCCATCAAGGTATTCACGTAGCTCTGCGTCTCCAAACCATCGAATAGGTTCAGCACTTCCGTATTCATGTACGCAGGCTCCAAATGATTTGAATTTCTCATGTCGTATGTACTCCTCGGTTGTCATCTTTGTGAGTGTGTAACCTTCCTTGGTGTCCCAGTAGGTTTCGAAGTCGATCGTTAAGATCGTGTCGTATGGTTTACTCATTCTTCTCCTTTAGTTTGGCTTCAATGGCTCGGTAAATATCTTTAGTGTCATAAGTTCCCATGAGCCGAACTTTGACCGCCCTGTGTAAAGCATCAAGCTCCTCATCCGTCAGCCCTACCCATGTGCGCTGTGTATACAAAGGCAACACCTGACCAAGCGGTGTGAACAGAGGGCTGTCTTTGTCTGTGCTGACCATGCCGTTAGTTGGGTCGTACCATGCTATTGGTTTCAATTAAAACTCTCCTTGGGTGGTGCGTCTAGGACGTTTAGAAAGCCGAAAAAATCGTTTGCCGCCAACATGAGTTGCGACGCCTCCATCTCATTACAGTTTAGGGTAACGACTCCTGCAAACGCATCCTCTGCACGACCGATGATGACAACTCCTTGCGCTTGCCCTTCTCCATAACACATCACCAACTTGTATATCAGTAGCTTGAAGTGCGCCTGCTCTTCGTCTGACATCTTGTTAATGCGTTGCTCTAACTCTTCTTGTGACATTGCTTCGCTCATGATAAGACCTCCTTTAAAGTTTGTATGTTGTCCTCATTGATGACAACGGCTATCCCCCCTGCGCCACGTATGCGGTTTAGATGGGCTTCTTGTAGAGCGGTGGTTTTACCCTTACCCGCTTTCGCTTCAATGCCGACGAACTTGCCGCCAGCACACACGAGAAAGTCAGGTACCCCTGAGTTTCCGTATCCTGTTCCGATGGGCATGGCGTAGTACACGCCCAACTCCTCTAGTATTTTACGTATTTGTTTCTTGACTTTTACTTCTGGTGTTGACATGTCAACCTCCTGTTAATTAGGTGAGGGGGTAAAGTAGATTACGCGCCCCCTCGTGTCGCGTTGCGGAATGGCAACAAGAGGTCATTACTCAAAGGACTGGACGCCCCTTGTTGCCGACAAAGTGTGGTCGCATCTACTGGGCTTGCACAAATCATCTTATCGTGAACACGTCAGTCCTTTGAATTTAATTTGGTTCTTCTGCCAGTGTAATTAGGTTTCGGGCAGTTGTCGGGCACGTCAACGACGACCCATATTGCGGCTAGTGTGTTGCGGTGAGTTGAATTCTCCCACCGATCGACGTACACCCCAAACACACCCTCCAATGATTTGTTGACAGAACGAACTTCTATGCCAGTTAACCTAGATATATCGCTTGACTTCAAACCATCGGGGTGCTGTTTGAGTAACGCACGAATGATATTGTGGTTACTCTTCACTCTTCATTTCTCTAACGTATTGTGCAAAACTGTGGGCGGTATCACCAAAGGCTATACGCATCCTTTCAAATTCTTGCGCTACCTCCTCTAGTGTGTCGTTACGCTTGGTCTCAAGTTGTTTTCTAAAGTCAGCGTAGTGATTGTGCACATCAATTATTTCTTTGTTGGTCATGCCCATATCAACCTCCAAACACTTTCTTCAAGTAGTCGTACAACTCGCGTGCTTGCAACACATTCATGTGTTTGATAACCTCTTGTGGAGTCTTGCCAAACACAATCGTATTCACCACGCGCTTGCTCGTAGCTTCGGGATGTAGCGCGGCAATGCCATCGTTCTGTGGCTCACGAGCCTTAGGCGCAGGCTTCGCCTTGACCACATCTTTCTTTGTGTACTTAGCGCTTGCCTTCATGGGTGTGTACTCGTCCACAGTAACGCGATAGCCATGGTTGTTATCTCGCACAGCAAGACCAGCACGTACAAATTGCGCCATGAGAGCCGTGACTGATGACTCTTTGAAGCCATGCTTGGTGAGATCACGACTTGCGGCGGCGGCGGTAGTGCCCGGGTGTAACTTTATATAGTCAAAGGTCACACGGGTCACGTTGTTTTGAATTGCAAATGGGGTTTTTGTCATAAGTTTCTCCTTGAGTTGTTGTCCTGTGGGGGTGGGTTCCCACGCATCGATTGCGCTTTTAAGTGCGGTTTGAATATCAGGCATGACCGTTTCCTTTCTGTGTAATAGGTTGTTGAGAATCTCTTTAGCTTCCAACGCACCCCCGCTAGGGGGCGGTGTGTGTTTGTTCATCTCGGTAAGAGGTGCGCCATAAAGACGCCTCTCTATCTCTGATGCAGTCAGGATTTCCTTCCTGAACGCACGACGGAAGCGCATCACATGTCCAAGCGTGGGACTGGACGGGAGTCCAACCACTTGTCGCCAAGCCTACGGATACAGCGTACCCACTGGCGTTGGTAACTACGAATGGTTTCGGGGGGCGCATCGTATGTAGCAAAGATGCGACGAACGTGTGTTAAGTATTTAATGTTCATGATGTACCTTTCAGAAGTTGAACTTGTCGAGGATGGCGTCTACGTTTCTCTTGACGTCTTGACGGATAGCCTCGTTCTTTCGCAGATCCGTAGGAGTAACACCCACAAGTAACTGCTCTAACTGACTACGTGCAGTCTCAAGCGCCAAGTCATTGGTTACGTTCAATGCCTTGGTGAGATCACACAACTCTAACGCACCATCGACAAGCGTGTCGTGGAAGCGCCTTTGCTTAGCCTCACCGCCTACATAGTCAGTAGTCAATCTGTCTGACATACGTTTGAGGTGGGTGCTAAGTCTCTCACGCACATCTGCCATAGCAGAGTCGATGCGTTCCTGTGTCAGAGATTCAAGGCGAGCCTTGAGTTCTGCCTGTGCTTGGTTGCCCACGTCTACGCGGAAGTCACCCGATGATGGGACTGGCATGTAGTTAACGCGGAATGAGAACTTAGTCATCATCTCATTAGCGGTGGGGTAGTCATCTCTCTTGAACATATCACCGAGAGCCAATGCCTGCGCAGTGATAAGCGTAGGGTAGATAACAACGAAAGCCTTGACCAGTGCCTCCATCTCTTCCTCGAAGTCATTCATGCGCTCAGTGAACTTCATGAAGTTGACAGTAGGTAAGAGGCGCAGACCTGAGTCAGACCAAGGTGCTGTATTGTCGTACACGAATTGACGTGCACGACCGACCGCTTGTTGAATGATATCCAACTCGGTGCGACCTGCAAGCAGGTGCTTGTTGACACGGGCGGCATCTTTAGCCCCCGCGTTCTTGCTTGCTACCACTTCGTTGGTGGTAGTCTTGTCTAGCTTACGTGCTGTCCACACAGAAGCGTTGAACTCCACAAGCATAGCGCATGTGTCGATGTTGAGGCGAGGTGTAGTTGTCATGATAAGAACTCCTTGTAATTACTTGGTTGAGAAAAAGATTTTGTGTTCAGCCAACATACGACCGAACTCATTGATCGTAGCGAACATAGCCACACGCTGACTTGTTGCCACTGTGTTGCAGAAGATCGACTGCATCTCTGCACGCATACGCCACACGTACTTGACGATGGCTTCTGCTTCTGTCCTGTCCGCTACGCGAGTAACGAACTGGAATACCTGAATCAACTGCGCCGTAGGGTTGTCGGACAGCGGTGCTGTGTCAGGTGATTTGATAACGCGAGAGTACTCGCAGATCTCACGACCGAAGCGAATGAACGATGACAATGCCTGTGCAGTAGTAGCACCGACAGTACCAACGAGAGCCGCCTCAAGTGTGTCGTCATCGAGAACACCAAGACCCGCATCGAGGATGTCACTAGCGGCAACCAACGAGCGAGGTGTAGCGTATGCAAGTTGCATAGACTTGGGGTTGAAGATGAAGCCGTTGTCCTTGGACAAGTCCTTGCCCTCGAACATACCGCCCTTCTCGTAGTCAAGGAACGATTGCATAACGCGTGGCTCGTTGCTGACGAAAGCAATAATCATTGGGTTGACACGATTGTCAGTAGCCCACTTGACCCACTCGTCAGCGCTAGGCTTACGCATCTTGACGAACACCAAACGATTACGCAAGTGTGCTTGAATGGAATCACCAAGACCCTCGATGGATAGATTGGTGAAGCACACGACCACACTACCCTCAGGCATGCTTAGATTGCCGACCCTGCGCTCATAGATGATCGGGGCTAGTACGTTCTTAATGAACTGCGGTGCCTTGGCGATCTCATCAAGACCTACGAGGATAGGCTTGGAGTTGTTGACACCAAGTTGATTGGATGCGCTGACACCGAAGCGCTCGTTGGGTAACTCACGAGACACGCCATTCTCACGATCGAGGTCAGGCATCCACACAGAGCCGTCAGACAACTGAGTGCAGTCAATAGGTTGCACAGCGATGTGGTCAGCAAACTTGGGAAGCTTGCGTAACATATGGAAGAGGGCAGTCTTGCCGATGCCGTTCTCGCCCTCCACAATGACTGTGCGCTTGTCACCGACAGCGGCAATGAGGGAAACAACTTGTGATGCAGATAAAAAGTTATTCATGATATAGATCTCCAAAGATTAAGTTAAACAGAAATGTGCAAGACTTTGCCATAGGTAGGAACGAATGACTCGTTCTCCACCACACCCCACAGAGATGGCATTGGGGTATTCGGGGTATCGCAACCAAGGTAACCATCTGTCAACCAGACGATTGCCCGAGCGTCGATCTTGTGTTCCTTGATGTAGTCGACAACAACATCAGGAGTAGTACCGCCACCGCCCTTGGGGTTCATGAGCGAAGCGATCTGTTCATAGTCAGCAGGCTTGAATGCTTGGTCACCACATACAGTAGTGTCCCACCACAACACACGCACACCCGCAGGCTTGGTGATGTTGCAGATGCGAGCGATCTCACCGAACAGCAGACGATAGTACGGATACATAGAACCCGATGTGTCGACAGCAAGTATCAACTCACCGACTGACTCTGTGAAGTGTGATGGCATAACGAAGCCCGAAGCGAGCAAGCGTTTGTTGGGAGGACAGAATCGAGAGTTGTCATCGCCCGCAGAGATAGAGCTAATCCATTCCTGCAATGCTTGCTTCCAGTCAGTCATGCGTTCCTTGGCAGTACCCAAGATGTCACGACCACCACCCTCTTTACCCGCAAGCTTACGTGCAAGTATCTCGCCTTGACGATTGGCATCATCGATCTGCTTGCCTAGCTTCTCTTGCTCGACTGGGTTGTCATCGAACTCACCATCCTCATGCGCATCGAGGGGCTCATCGAAGTCACCGCCGTTGCCATCACCCTTGTCACCCTTGTCAGGTTCCTTGCGCCCACTCTTGATGAGATCGTTGAGCACCTGCGGGAATGACCAACCGAAGTACTTGCGATCAATGCACAACGACTCAGTAGGACGTTCGACAAACTTGAAGTCGGGGTCGAGTTCCTCGATGAGTGCATTGACCACATAGTCGTGTGCTATGTTGGTAAGCTTGGGCATCTTGCGTGTGTACTCTTTGAACAAGATGCAATGCTTGAGTGCAACGTGAAAGTTCTCGTGCAGTACAAGGTAGCGCATCTGCTTGCGGTTGAGTGGTGCAATGAAGTCAGCACCATACTTCTTGTCACGACCATTGGTAGCGGCAGTAGATACCTTGGTAGACACCTCGCTCTTACCTAGCATGATGACGCCAGACAGCAAGGCGAATTTAGGGTGACGCATACAGTCAATGTTTGCGGCTTGGACTCTCTGATTGAGAGTCATCTTCTCATAGCTCATAGTGCTTCTCCTGTTTTGTTTAAAGAAATTATAGCATAGGTTGTCAAAGACTTGACAACCTAGCGGAAACCCTAAGGTTACTTAGGTGTGAATATTAGAACGTGGGTATTCAGAATTTCTTGGGAATTGTTTCACCTCCTCTGGTTTCTTAAGTGAGTTACTGCCAACGTATTTCTGTATCCTGTCAAGGATGGCACGCCTGAACTCGACCATCTCGATGGGTTTCTTCAAGTCGTCGATTGAACTCGGAACACTGTTGCGGGAATACCAACTGCCAGTCATGGTGAAGTCCTCTTGGTCAGCACCACGCTTGGATGCGATGATGTTGAACGCGCTCTGACACATATCAAAGAATGTATCAATGAACCGCTGTTGTGGCTCGGGGTCATTCCACATCTCTTGTATCGCCATGTAGTACTCGCGGTTGTATCCCTCACCACCGAACGCTTGACCATACTTGTAGTCAAGCTTGCACTCAGCTTTGAACTCTGGCAAACGCATCTGCGCAAGCATGATGTAGGGCTCGAAGTGTGCGGCAACACGTTGCTTGAATGCACGCACATCTTTGTCCGCGACTAGTCGGTAGTGCTTGGTGTGCTCAGACTGCGTAGGGTCTAGCAAGCCATCGACAAACACAGCGTCCAAGCTGAACGGCGTATCTCTGTCGCCGTCAACCATAAACGCCTTGGTGTAGATGGGCATGATGATTAGCTCATCTGCGTGTGTCGTGTTGTCACGCCAGTCGACGTTCACACCAAGGTCAACACGTAGTGTGTGGCGCATGAACTGCTGACTAGTCTGCGAGTTGTGACCCATGTACAACCTACGCTCAACACGCTTGCCATCCACTACCTTGGGCTCGTAGAACCGCGCCATCACAGTCTGATACAGCTTGACGTCGAAGTACTTGCCATACTCATTACTGCCCTCGATGAGTCGGTGTTCTGAGCGTGGCTTGGGGTCAAGCGGTCGCTCGTTGGGTTGCCATGCCTTACTGCGTACTGCACCTCGCATTGCAAATGTACCCAATGCCTCGCCATAGTTTCTGCAAATGTATGCCATGATAATTACTCCTGATTTAAAGTTGATACTTTGATTAAAGGGAAAGATGTTTGTACTGCATGTACAGTTGTGATGTAGTCATACAAATCACCTTCGTCGTCGTTCTCATCGAACTCTTCTTGTCCGTCCTCGCCTACGGCGATGAACCTATACCTACCTCCTTTCTCTCCTCCATAAATATGTACTGCCTCGTGCATCAATGCGCGATGCGCTATTACCTCATCAAATGTGTCGTACCACTTGATGCTGTTCATCTCGAACGTGATGACGGGGTCATCCTCATAGCGGTACTCGCACTCATCTAGTGCTTGTGTTATCCACTTGTCGTTCTTCGCAAGCATCAGCGTTACGAAGTTGTCGCGTGTCTCGATGTCATTGAACTTAATGACATACGCTACGTCTGATCTATACCCCATGATGATCTCCCTCTATTAAAATGCCACGTTGATCGAAGCGCCATCCGTTGATGTCGCACAGGTCTATGAAGTAATCTTCACTTGTGTAGTGCTCGTACTCTTCTCTTAGTTGTTTGTATATCTCGTCAGCAAACTTCTGCGCTTTGCCGAGTAGCCACTCGTCGAGTTGGTTGAGCAGATACTCGTAGTCAATAGACTTGGCTAGCTCTTTCACGTTAGCGCCTTCGAGGATGCTGTCGTCTATGACTGAGTCATCTTCTGCGTAGTGGAGGCGATCGTCCACCCCCGAGCTACGCATCGTGCCACTATGGTTGTAGTAGAAGCCGTTCCTGCTGATAGTCACGCTTTCCTCACACCAACCATCTTTGATTAGCTCACGCAACACAACGTGCTGTGTGTAGTCAGCGTCCTCTGGTTTGCTGTGATACTCGATGAAGTCAGCGAGATCAACGTAGCCAGTCCATGATGCGCCATCACCTTGTGAGTAAAAGCCGCTGAACTGAATCTCATCTATCAGAAAGCCCCTTGCGGGGCCATCCTCGATAGCTCGTGCGTATATATCTTCATGCCAATCATCGGGCGGTTGCCCATACTCAGCGATAGCGTGTTGCTTTGCGCTGTTGGATAGCTGTTGAAAGGCAAGGCTCTCTGTTGTTGTTTCCATGGTTCCTCCATTAGTCTACTGACACAGAGAACGTGATGTTGTCCTTGATGGACGCCGTGATTACATCTGTGAAGTCGAAGTCGTTGATCGCATCGTTGACTGCGTCGCTGATCTGACTGTCGAAGTCGTGATCTTCCACTGCGCTTGTTGCGATGTCTGTGATGGCATCTTCTGATACGTGGTACTCGTCATCGGTGTGCGTACTGACCACTTCCTCTGCGACATCCTTGGCGATCTCTCTGATCTGATCTTTGAAGCCCTCGTCAATCATCTTCAGCGTGCGGTGGTTCAGAAGTATCTCGTTGACTTGCGCGTACACAATGTCTTTGATGTAGTTCTCAACGAGCGCCATGAGCGTGGTGAACAGCGCCGTAGTAGGCATTGATGGTTGAGTTGTTGTCTCTGTTTGAACTGTTTGTTCCATGATAAATCTCCAAAAAAATTAAATTGATAAACGAAATGTGGAGAATTCTCCACAAAGCAAGGATGAC